CTATCGTCTATAGTTAATAGTTCTCCTTTTGTGTTATATCGTACATTAGAATTATTATCAACTATTTCTATTCTACCATCATCAGTATATTTAACTTCGTCTTTTAATAAAGATACGACTTGTTGTGCATTTATAGATTTTTCTCTATTAGCAACAGATAAGATTGAATTGTCTACTTTTTCTTTTTTAATCTGCATTTTATATCTGTTAAGTTCAGAGTCTTTTTCAGATAATCTTTCTTGCATGATCTTTTCAATATCTGCTTTAGATTTAGCCTCTTTTAATTGTTGTTCTTTTAAAAGTTCAGCTTTCTGACTTTCTTCTTCTTGAAGTTTTTTTTCATACTTAGATTTTTCTGCTTCAAGTCTTGTTTTAATTATATTGTCTAATTGTTCTTGTGTAAAAGTATTTTGTTTTGGTGTTTCTACTTTTACTTCTTCTTTTGGTGTTTCAGTTGCTTGTACTTCTGGTGCAACATTTGTTTGTTCTTCGGACATTGTTTCTCCTATTGTTATATTATTAGTTCGCCTTTACTGTCATACCAATCAGGATTGACATAAGACCATTGATGACGACAATTATAACCACCACGAACAACTAAAGGATTTCCTGACTTCTTGCCTTTCCAGCCTCTACTTGTCCAAAGTGAATTGACTTCATCAATTGTGAAAAGTCCACTTTTCCTCTTGTTATATACTCCATTAATTATATTTCTGCAATGATCTCTCGTAGTTGGTATTACATCTCCATAATACTTAACAAAAGTAAGTCCAGCGTCTTTAGATTTATTAAAATTTAAAGTTGCATCAAAATCTCTTAACGAATCGTTTAATATTTGACCAGCGTATCTTTTCATATTCTCTCCAGCTCTATCTCTTGCAAACTTAGATTGTAGAGTTTGTATAGACTTATCAACCACTGCTTGTTTTGATTTATCAAACTTATTTTTATTTATGTAATTAACCAATCTTTGTATTTCTGGGTCATCTGAACTTGCATAGATACCATTTATTGTTTGTCTAAGTTCTTTTTCTAATACTGCAAACTCACTACCAACTAATGTATTCTGATAAACTTTTTCTGATAATCGTCTTGTAAATGTATTTGATACATCTTTAAACTGTGTAAAATATTGTTGTTTTAAATTTTGCACTAAAGCTAAATCTCCTTTTGTAAGTTCTTGAAACTCTACAGGAATATTACCAATTCTTTTGAATGTTTTTTCTATTCGTTTAGCTTGTTTATTAAAACCCTCTCTAACAACTGTATCTGACCATTTAAGATATTCTTTTTCTAAGATAGATTTTATCTGTGGCCTTATTGCTATAGCTGATTGTAGTTCAATTAATTTACCATCTGTTAAAGGTAATCTTGAAGCAGAAGCAACTACTTCTCGTTCTATTCTATCTAAACTTTTTATTAATGATTTGTAATATTCTGCTTCTGCAAGTTCTATCTGCTTAATTCTATAAAATGTTGCGTCTTTTACTATATCTGCCATTCATCTATATTTGCTCTTGCTCTACTTCTTGATCTTCTTGTGCTGGTTCGTCTTGAGTAAACTGACCTACTTCTGCTTGTGCATCTATCTCGTCAAAGATTTCGTTTAGTTTATTATCATCATCAACAACTGCTCTAGCAATTTCTTTATCAACTTCTTTTGCAAATGTTGGAGAACCTATATCTAGTGCTTTAGCTTGTTGGAAGTACATAAGATCACTTGCATAATCTCTAATGTTAAATGAATCAGGATAATTAATTTCTCCATCAAATGTAGCATCTTGGAATATAGCATATAATCTAAATAATTGTTCTTCTGCTATTTGTAAGTTGTCAGCTTTCTCAGATAGTCTAGCATTTAATAATTCAAATTCTGTTTGTAGTGCAACACCAGATGTAATCCCTGTCTTTTGAGTTCTTACTGCACCTGTATGAGCAATTCTATTTATAGAATCTACTTTGCTATTTATAGAGTCCATAATAGCAGTTAAGTTTTGGCCAGATGGTTGTAGTAAATATGGTTTTAAGTTTGGCTCTAACTCATCAGGCATTTCTATAACTGCACCAGCACCAGCACTTGCATTTACACTTGGAGTTTTAACTAGGCTTGGGTGGTTAGTTAATCTTATTAATTGTTCCATCTCTGAGTATTCATTGTAAATAGATTTTTGTAAGTCAGCTATGTCAGTTAAATCAGATTGACCAATTCCTCTTTTGTGAGATTTAGAATTGTATAAAATAACTGCTGGTATTTTGCCAATCATATTAGGTACAGTATCTATCAATCTAGGCTCTGATCTTTCTTCCATGTAGATAGTATCTATTCTATCAGGATACCAAATTCTCATGTATGTGCCACCATCTTTATCAACTTCTTCTCTAACTTTTAAATAGTTAAGTTCATACTTACCATTTACTTGTCTTTCAAAATTCCAATCTAAAACATTCTCAGGAGTAACGATTGATAAATATGGTCTTATATCTTGATCTAATTCTTCTGCTCTAGTGTTAGTAGTTACATTTGGTTTATCTAACATCATAAAACAATGACCATAAATTGATGCGTAATTTTGTGCTTGTTTAATTACTGAGTTTAAATTGTTACCCTCAAGGTCAGCATCTTTTAAAAAGTTTTGTATTGATGGTTCATCTGCCATAGAACCAAAATCTCTACTTGGTCTAACTCTAAAAAGGAATGATGAATAAATTTGGATAATATTTTTACAGTGATTATCGCATGGAGTGTTTGCAAGTCTTTGATTAAACTCGTTATCTAATTCTAAATTATATCTGTTAAGGTATTGGCCAACCATATAATCAAAACCACCATTGAATGATCTAATATAATATTCCCAATTGTTAATTGTTTCAGAATAGTCTTTGTGGGTTTCTAATGCTTGATCTTTAGTATATGCCATAAATTACTTCATTGTCCATCTTGTAGGAGAGTTAAATCTTGCCTGAGTAGTTAATGGTTTTAAGTAGTCGATCATATAACCTAGTGCGTCATTCATATGGTCGAATCCATCTTCCTTATCAGGAATATTTGTATTCTCCTTGTATATTTGTCTTTGTAAACCTTTTATCAGGGTTTTGCAAGATTGTGAAACAAAAATATGTCTTTCGCCTTTAGAATCTTTGAGCCTACTATTAACTGCATTGACTCGATCTCGTATTGCTGGGTGTTTATGTTTTACCTTAACTTTAAATCCAGCATTTTGTAAAATAGATAAATCAGTTCTACCACCAGCAGATGTCTTTCTTTGTTTAGATGCTGGGTCAGGATATATAAAGATTTGCATTTTAGTTCCATATCTATCTCTTAACTCTTGCACCATTTCATCAGTATTACTTCCATAAATAATTACTTCATCTACAAAATAAACTTTATCTTTTTCTATTTGACCAACACAAGCTGACATTGGGTCAACGTTAAAGTCCATTCCTATATGTAAAGGTTTTTCCCAATCTATCTGACGTTTAACAACATTATCTACAGGGTGGAAGTTATAATAAACACTACCAGCATAATTCTCAAAAGTTCCCTCAAACTCTTGTCTAAAAGTTCTAATATCAATGTCTTGTTTAGCTTGTTCTATTTCTTCTGGTGTAACCATACCACCCTCAATAGTCGTATATTGGAAAGACTCCCAATCGTTATCTTGCTTACCTTTTAAATAAAGTTCGTATGACCAATTACCATATCCCTTTGGAGTTCCACAAAATAAAACTTCCCCAAGCCGATCAGAAATACTTGCTCTCAAGACCTCGTACCAAGTTCTCTTATCTATATCTGCAAACTCATCTAATATTAAAAAGTCTAATCCTGTACCTCTTAATGAATCATAGTTATCAGCACCCTTTAATGATATTTGACTATTTGTTTTTCTAATAGTTATTGTCATGGTAGTTTCGTTAATATCGTCAATCCAATTAAACTGATTAAGCATTTCTTTAAGAGTTCCCCATACAATCTCTTTGGCCATTTTAAATGTTGGTGCTACATACCAAATCTTTCTATTTGGCTGACAGGCATATTTCATCATTTCAGTTACAGCTAGATAAGTTTTACCAAATCTACGACCTGATATTAAAACTCTGAACCTTGCTTTACTTGTTGAAACTTTATGTTGGTGTTTCGTTAGTGTTATTTTCATTACAAAAGTAAGATATGTATAATTTATCTTTATTAAATTTTTCTTCAAATTCGTTAGTAACAGTAATTGTAACTTCTGAACCAGCTTTAGTGCAATCTGTCCATGTATCAAATTTAATAGGGTGTACTGCTGGAGTATTACAGAATCCTGTAATTGCAGAGCATATTGTATAAGCTAAAACAAATTTCATTATTTAAGTATAAGTTTTTTAATTGATTTTGCACCTAAATAAATTTCTATTTCAGCTTCACTTTTGATACATTGATATTCTACATTGTTTCCTGTGTTGCTACGCATAGCAATTCTTTTACCTTTTAAACAATTACTCATAGATTCTTGTATTCTATGTTCTTTAATTTCTCCATTTACTATCATTAATAATGCAACTACTAATTCTGTCATAATTGAGTCCTAAAACAAAGTAGTTCAAATATATCTATTGAAAACAGATAACCTAAATAAAAAGAACCTATTAATAAAATTGACAAAAATATAGCAATTAAAATTTTATCCATCATTTAATAATCCTTACCATTAGCAAATTCTCTTTGTTTATCTTTTAATTTCTCTACATCTTTTTGTAGCTTTTCAACCTGATCTTTAAGAAACTCAATATTAACTTTGTTTGTCATGTTTTGTTCTTGTGTAGTTTCTAACTTCTCTACAGTTTTATATAAATCTTCAATTAGCATAAACTGTTCTTGGTCTATTGGTTTCTGTGTACTAGCCTCTAATAAATCTTGTTCAAATAATTGGTTCTTAGTTTCTAAATTATTAACTCTTTCTATCACACCAAAGTAAGCCCAAACACCTACTGCAACTGTGCCTATAATTGCAATTAGATTTCTTAATGGTAATGCAACAGATGTATTGTCTGATATTTTCATAATGGCTTCACACACAAAGCTAAAAATACAAAACCTAAAATTAACATACCTGTAAAATAATAGTTCATTGTCCTACCCATGTTATTTAGCAACCTTGCCTTTGTTAATACCCTTTTTAATTACATAATCTTTAGTGCCATATGCACCATGTTCTACTTCTTTTTTTAAATTAATAAACAGTTGCATCTCTTTCCATTTCTTTTGACTATCCTTAGAAAATTTATCTAAAATTTTAGTATCTCTCATATTACTCCTTTGGATAGTTCATTCTGTTATCAGGAGAATCTACATTTATATTTTTTTTCTTTTTAGGTTTAACTAACATATTATATAGACCCTCAAAAAAGTTATCAATTATCTCACAACATCTTATAATAAATCTATCAATCATATTTTAAAACCTTTTTTCCATGATTGAATTGCCCAATAGGCTGGAGATAAATTCTTTTGACCTTTTACTTTTGCCAAGATTGGACGAAACCTAGCAAAAAAACTACGTTGTCTAGCTGGTATATTCTTTTTGATAGTCATTGTTTTACTACCAAAATTAATTTTTTTAATTCTATTATTTGATCTATCTTTCACAAAAACTTTAAACTTCTTAACATCTCCACGCATGGGTTTGTTAAGTTTAACAGTTTTATTTTTGTATTTAGCCATATGGCATAAATATCACAAAATTATCTCTTAAAATACCTTTTTCTCCATTCATGACAAACGTAAGTATCCTTAACACCTTTAGCACCCCATCTACCACAGAATGACCATTTGTTAGAGTACAATCCACAATCTCCACAGCTACTACCTTTGAGTGCTTTAGTAAATGATTGAGGTAGAGAGTAATCTATTATCTCTCCTGTTGGATAAAAGTTTGATCTTTTTTCACTCATGATTTGATTAAAGTATTTAGTGCCTTTACAATTTCTAATGCTTTGTTTAATTTTCTAAGTGCAATATCTCTTTGTATCTTCGCTTGATCGCACTCTGATCTAGCTTGATCTCTTTGTTGTCTTAATTTTAGAAATGTATTCTCTCCAATTATATTACTTTCCTTGTCCACGATATTTACCTTTTCCTTGTTGTCTGCGTTTATGTTTATTAAGTGTTGAAGTTATTGGTCGTCTGCCAATAGATGTACCTTTTTCTGTTTTAGTATATTCAATGACAGCACCAAATACATTACCCTTTTTTTTAGCCATTTACCTCGTCAGCTTTAGCATCAATAATTAATGGTAGAGGTTCAACAACAGATGTAGTGTGTACTTTGTCCACCATGTTAAGTTCGTTCTTAGATAACCAGATAAGAAGTTTCTCATTACCTTGTCCTCTCATAGCTTTAGACCATAACTTTTTTCTCAAACTTGCTCTCCCAATATTTTTATTTTCTGCTACTAAATCGGCAAATCTTCTATTAAGAGTTCTAGCAGATATTCCTACAACAGAACCTATTTCTTCTTGTGTACAACCTATCTGACTTAATTTTGCGATAACATCTTTATCAACGTCTTTACTTGGTCTTCCCATAGATTTTGTCTTAATTGTGTTAGTTGCCTTATTTTTGTCTGATTTCATAATCTTATATTTCTATCTTTTTCATCTCTTTTATGCAACCAATAGGAAAGACATTTCTATCGCTAAAAGACTCCTCATTCTCATCATAACTAGCAAATGTTTTTAAATGTTTTCTATCTTTAGAATAGACATATCCTGTGGTTGTCATCAAAGCTGGTTTCATATTATCAAATTCTTTTATTCCAGCGTGGCCTGAGTCTCCAAGAATGTCATACCATTTAATCTCATAAAAGTAATATTTCTTGTTCGATATTGAAATGTGTCTAAATTTTGACTTTTTTTTGACCATTTAATGCTTCTTACTATTATCGCTTTCTACTATGGCTTTGTAAAATTCAAGTTGCATCTTTAATCTTTTATTTTCTATTGATAAAATAATCAATCTTTTTCTGACATACTTAAAAATTCTTAGTATTCCTCTCATTAATAATCTTTGATTGGTTCATCTTTAAATTTATGTTTAAGGTATTTTTTACCATCTTTTTGCAAAACATCATAGACTCCCTCAAATCCTATTTTTTTATACCCATTATTCACAACCTTGTCTTTGCTAGACTTACTATTTGATATATGTGTATTGATATTGTGTATTGACACTTGTTGCGATAGGTGGGCTGTAGGTGGTTTTTCGTTATCCACATACTGATATAAGTCGTAATTTATAAGGTTTATTATCGTTACTTTTCGGCTAGGGTGGTTGTGGCATGGTTCAAGCTGGGTCGTTCTAGTGCCTATCATTCGACGACGCACAAGACGTTGTATGAAAGATCGCATTTCAGAATATGTCATACCAAATCTTTTAGCTGTAACCCTTAAAGGCATAATAGCCTCGCCTCGTTTAATGAAAACATCTGAGTCTAAAAATTTTAAAGTAACATCTTTATGAGATGCAGATGATATAAAATATATCCAACAACTCGCTTGTAATAAGTTTTTAAATACAGGGCTAGAATATATATCCCTATATAAAATAAAATAACCTCTTTTTTTAGCCATTCTTACTCTCTTTCTCGATCATCTCGATTAATTTTTGTTTTGTGTATCTGTTTAATAATGTTTTAATTATATTTGTGGTCTTTTTTTGTTTCTCATATTCTCTAGCACGATTACTAGATACAACTTCAAAATGCTCATCTCTCATTTCAGCCATTGTTTTCTCCTTTTAGGTTAAAAAAATCATTTACTTGTTCTAAACTTTTAATTTCTTTTAAAGTCCTGTGTAATAGTTCTGCCTCAGTTCCATACATAGCTTCAAACTGTCTTTTGGTGTTATGAATACTAAAAGCACCAACATGGTGGCTTGGACACAAAGGTATAACTTCATAGTGATTTGCTCTATTACCAAAACCAATATTACCTTTACCATCTCCACGATTTCTTATGTGATGACAAATTGCTGGTTGTTGACAAATTAAACAACCCAAAGAAGAAACTAAATCCAGATGTTTTTTTTCTTTTTTACTTGCCATACAATTCCATTTTTTCCATTAATAGTTTTTCTTTTATATCCACTATCTTCAATTAAGTCTAAAAGTTGTAACTCTCTTACTCTAGCACAAACAGAACTTAATGGTATTTCTAACTCTCTTGAAATCTCACAATTATTTAGAGGTTTTAATTTTATAAGTTCATGCACTTGCTGACGCTTAGTTTTAATTTTTGGTTTAATATCAGCTAATGCCTGTTTAGATGTTTCTGTGTAATTACAAGACTCGTAATCAGTATCAAATATATCTAATTGTTTCATTTGCTCTCCGTTAATTTAGCTAATTTATTTAATTGTTTTTTAGCTAATACATATTCGTTATAAAGATTTTTTTTATCTTCTTTAACTCTATCGTACTCTCTACCATTACTTGACATATATGCTTCAAACATATCTTCAACATCATTTGCTGGGTCTAAAACTTCACTATCTATTAAAGATATTTGATTCTCTGAATCTATGTTTAAATAATGATTTACTTCTTCATCTAAATCTATTTCAGAATATTTGCCATTATATTTTTTTTTGTAATCAGCAATCCAATCAAGAACTTTATTATGTATTCTATTCTGTTCTTTTTCTGGAAGTAAAATATATTTTGGATTTTCTGATTTATCGTTAGGGTCAATTTCACATAAATCTATTTGCCAATCAACTCCTGTTAAATAATCAAATAGCATTTTTTGTGCCATATCATTTAAGTATATTTTCATTTTTTATCTCTCTGTTAGGTGCTGGGCTGGAGAGAGAAGCCAACCCAACACGATTAGTATTTGATATGAAAATAAATACTTGTCTTGCGACTCTCTCGTTATATATTTTTTTATTTATAATCATATCTTTAATTGATTCGTTTTTTATATTTGATTTGTTTAAATTGCAAGAATTAAAACACAAGTTGTTAAAATAGTCAAAAAAGCTATATTTTATGCGATAAATTAGCTATTGCATAATACAACCCATTTGGTACATTATTTGTATATGAAAAACAAAAACAAAGGAGAGAGAATGAAAATAAATGATCTAGTTTGGATTAAACAAAGAGACTACTCAGGAGATGCTTGGGTATTAGGTAGAGTTAAAGGTTTCACAAAAAAAATGATTAAGTGTGAAGATTTGTTTAGACCAGAAATCACACAAGATAAAAATGGTGTTGGTAATTTTTCACCTAAAAATGTTCAATTAATTTCTGAACAAGAAATAAAAGAAAGAAATTTTGCAAAACATAAAATAGAGGAGAGAGCATAATGAAAAAAATAGCATACTACACTTTAGGTTTTACTTTTTCAGTATTAAGTTTAACTGCAATCATGTTAGGTTGCTTACACGTTTGGAGTATATAATGAAAGATAGACACACAGAAAAAGCTAGAGATTTAGCATTATTAACTTTTACAAAATGTTTTTTACCAAAAAAAGTTTTAAAGTTAACTCAAGCACAGCAACTCAAATATGTAAAAGAATGGAGTAAAAATTCTTTTAATAACTTACCTGATATAAAAATACATAATGGAGAAGTTAAAGAAAAAAATAAATCTGGTAAATGGGAGTATCTATAATGAGAATACCAAGTAACTCAAACTTTAGTAAAGAGATTGCTAAAAGGTTTAAAGATATTTTTCATCAAGATATGAGTCTTGGTGGAATACAAGATTTACAGGAAGAACTTAATATGATTAATCCTGTAGATACTTATTTGCTAAAGCAAGTAAGTCAAACAAAGGTAAATAAAAATGAACCCAAAACAAATGTTCAAGGTTCAAGAACAACTAGACAAGAAAAAACAAATGGAGAAAGATTTGTTACAAAGGTTGTTAAAGAACAAAGAACAGCAGAAGAATTTGGCTTTTAAACTTCATCACTTGAAGTATCATCAGCCAATTTTATAGAGAGGAAAAAAAAAGATATGAAAAAAACAATACTTACTGTAGGGCTTTTATGCACTCTACTCAATGCGTGTGCTAAATACCAACCATTAATAGACACTGCTGGAAAGTCATCATCTAATTTTGATACTAACCAAGCAAAAGAAATAACAAACAATTTACAACATTGTGAAATGATAGCCGATAAGAATACGAACTTTGTAAGTAATATTCTTTATTGGTCTGTTAGCCCAACTTTAGACACAAAATACGAGTCTATTGTTAGGAAATGTTTAACAAAGAGAGGTCATAGTGTACTTAACTAAAGAAAAAAATCCTGTTCATCAATACTTAGGTTACAAATCTAAAGAACAAATTAATGAAATACTCACTGCTTGTATATTAAGTGTATTATCACAAAATATATCGCTTCTAGGTATTTTTACTCAATTTACTCATAAAGATTTATTTCAAAAATTATGGAAAGTTTTATGTCATTATAAAATTTTTGGTAAAGATAATGAAAAAGAAGCTGAACTTTTATGTAGAGCAGAAATGTATAAATTAGAATCTTTGGAATATATTAAATTTACTCCTTTAAATAAAGCAGATCATTATACAATAAGCACTACTCAAAA